GCTTTAAAAGATAGAAAGATACCTAGCTCAACTATTAGAAAAATTTTAAGAGGTGAGTTTAAAGCATTATCATGGGGTGAAGGTGGTTTAAAATCTAGGTATGAAAAAATTAAAAATGCAAACCCTGATATGAGATTTAACAAAACAGATTTTATACCATCATCGGCGTTAAGAAGAGCTCAAAGAAAATGGGATCGTATAAAATTTGAGGACTTTGAAATAACAGACAAAGAAGGAGGTCCTCTTCTTCCTATGAGTAAAGAAAAGCCTTTTGTTCCTTATTCTAAAAATACACAAGACTTACCTGTTCCTCCTATTCCTGACACAGGAACACCTGTCGTACAACCAAATCAAATAGCTCAAGGAACGGGCAACGCGGTTAATCCTCAGACTGGACTTACAGATGCTCAAAGTGTATACTTGTCGCCAACTGAAAAACTTTACTATCAGAGAAATAAAGGAACTGTATAATGGAAATGGAACCAGAAACAGAACGCGAACATATAATTTCAATACAAGGACACATAACCGGGGTGAAACGAGAACTAGATAATATAAAACAAGACGTATCACACGTGCACAAGGACGTAGAGAAATTGGGTGGCAAGATAGACAAAATCTATTGGGTTGTTTTATCTACAGTGGGGGCTGTTGGATTAATTTTTATTGAAACATTACTTGGCATGGTGAAGTGAAATCTTATATCTTTGGTCAATTGACCGACCCCAACATAGTTTGCATAAAACATCACTTTGACGAGTTTGTAGATTTAAACAGCGTTTTTGAGTGGGACCTCCAACAAAACAAGTTCTACGTAAATAAAGAATTGATAGAACCAGGAGCAGTATTTATGAGACATAATGTTTTTGAACCTCAGACACATAAAAAATATTCTAATCAGTATATGCTTTATAACTATATATTAGCTAATCCTGAGGTGAAGGTTCACAACAGAAACAAAATGATGCCTCCTATATCTAAACTGTACGACCTGGAGATGGCTAAGAAAGTTGGTCTTAAAATACCACACACTGTATTTTCACAAGGAATAGATAGAAAAGAACAGATAGTAAAGCCTGTTACAGGAGGGGCTCATGTAGCAGAAGGCAACGAGGCCACTTATCCCTGTATAATCCAAGACAAAATAGTTGGCAAAAACATCAGAATATATGCTATTAAAGGCACTATATTTGCTTTCGAAATAATGACTTCGATGATAGACTACAGAGAAGACAGTGAAGTAGACTGTAAATGTGTGGAAGTTCCAGGGGACCTAAAACAAAAGCTGATAGAATTAAACAAACTTTTAGACCTAAGTTTTACAGCTTCTGATTTTATGTTTGATGGGACTGATTATTATTATTTGGAAACTAATGACATGCCTATGTTTATTGTATTTGACAACAAAACTAAAGGTAAGTTAGGAGAATGTTTGTACAAGGAGCTCTGTAAATGACAACATTGGCTGTGGGTGAACAAGGATTTATTCCTGACTTAGGTAGTAATGAACAAAGAACTTTAAGACAAGCTGCAATGGCAGTGAGTCCTGGTTCTGGTGGTATTGGCACTGGCACTATAAATCCTATTGCTATGACAATGGCTGATCCTGAAGGCGGTAGTAGTATAGGGGGTATAGGAAACATCAACACAGCGGCAGTTGGAGAACAAGGCGGTAGTATTTTAAATCCTGGTGGAGGTGGAGGTAATTTTAATCCAGTAACATTAGCTATGGGCGGAGGAGAGAACAATAGTTCTATTGGTATGCCTCCTCTTCACAATCTTTTGCCGGGTGGTGGTACGCCTCCGATGATGACACTGGCTGATCCTGAAGGCGGTAGTGGTATAGGTGGTGGAATGCCTCCTGGTACAAAAATGTTAGGCGAACATGGAAGACCTCCACAAAACATGGTGACACAAGTAGTATTTGAAAATGGAAGACCTCCACAAATGATAACACAAGCAGCAGGTACAGGTGAAGACGGAAGACCTCCACAAATGACAACATTTGGTCCTGCTAATTCTGAAATGGGAACACCTCAAAATCCTCTTAATCCTTCAACAATGCCAGGACAAAACCCATTCGATTTCTCTACATTTAAAACTGATTTACTAACAGGCATAGGGGATTTATTTAAAAAATATTTTGACGAAACATCTAGTCCATTTGGTGGTAATGAAATTACTCCGCCACCTGCGCCTGGAGAAACAAAACCAACTACGTCTCCAGGAGATCTAGTTGCACCTTCATCTAATTATGGCAGTCTAGCTTCAAAAGGAATGCAGTCTCCATTCAGGGGTCTGTAATGAATTTATCAGAAAACTTTTCACTAGCAGAGCTAGTTAAATCTCAAACAGCGGTACGTAAGAATATTAAGAATGAACCGGGTACCGCGGAGATTGAAAATCTTATTCACCTAGCGAAGACTGTCTTACAACCAGTGCGTGAGCATTTTGGTAAACCAGTCATGATATCCTCAGGCTACAGAAGCCCAGAGTTGTGCGAGGCTATCGGGTCTTCGTCTAAGTCACAACATGCCAAGGGTGAGGCAGCAGACTTTGAGATACCTGGAGTTGACAACAAGGAACTTGCGTCGTGGATTAGTAAAAATTGTGACTTTGATCAGTTGATACTAGAGTTCTATGATGGTGTTGATCCAAATTCAGGATGGGTTCATTGCTCAGCATCCATGTCAAGATCAAGAAAACAAACACTGAAGGCAGAAAAAGTAGAAGGAAAAACTTCGTACGTTCCAATTCTGTTTTAGATCCAGTCTTTAAGATCTTCGCCCATAATTTCATTTGCAATGTCTATTTTATCCCTAAGTGATTTAACTATTTTCTCATCTATAGTCTTTTCTGCTATTAAATCCACGTAAGTAACACTGCCAGTCTGGCCGATACGGTGTGCTCTGTCTTCTGACTGTAGTCTTTTTTCTAGATCATATGAGTTAGAAAAGTAAATAACTGTGTTTGCTGCTGTAAGAGTAATTCCATACCCTCCAGTTTGGGGGTTTCCGACGAAATAGCGTGTAGGGCCCTTTTCTTGCTGAAACTGAGCAATGTGGTCCTGGCGAAGGGTAGCATCCACCCCACCGTGATATTCGACTGTAGAGGCTTCTCCGTAAGCTTTTTTTAAAGAATCGACTATTTTTTTAATGTCCTCACGGTAAGTTGCCCAAATTATGACCTTGCCGTCAGTTTCTTCTAGACAATCCATTAAAGCTGTGAGTCTGTTATTTGACAGGTGTTTGATAGTACCATCGTCAGCTTTAAACGTACCACAAGTCACTTGATGCAAGCGCATAAGCTGAGTCATGACGTTGACAGTTGACATAACTTTACCATCCAACATAGCGAGAGCCATCTGTTTCATCTGTGCATATATTTTTTTCTGTTCGTCACTTAATTCTACAATACGTTTTGTAAATACTTTTTCTGGTAGGTCTAAACAATCTTCTTTTAATACGCGATAAGAAAATTTATCTAGTTTGTCAGTAAGTTCTCCTAGGTTTCTATAACTACCTACTATCTGTACACGACGACCGCCAAAATTTCTGTCAAGCATTTGTGCATACCTAGAGCGAAAAGCATAGTAAGAGTCATAACCCAAATGATAAGGGTCTAAAAACTTACACTGACTAAACAAGTCAAGTGGAGATTTAGTTACGGGAGAGCCTGTCAATATTCTACGGTACTTCGCGAGATTCCCTAGAGTTAAAATGTTTTTTGTTCGCTTTGCTGTCGGACTCTTGATCGTCGTAGATTCATCGATCCCAATCAAAGCTCTTCCAAGAAATATGTTAAGGAAAGAATGTGCAAAGTCCAGACCTTTCTTTGTAGAAAAAGCTTCTACGTTCATTATCAGTATCTTAAGTTCTTCTTTACCATCAAATAATGTATCTAGCTCAGCCTGTTTTTTCTTAGTTATGGTTGCTTCCCACAATACTTTTGTATGATCTACATGCTCTGGTAGGTGAACCGGGAACTCTATATCATTCCAGTTCTTGTACACACCCTTAGGAGCAACTATTAAAGCAGCCCTAATAGCGCCATTATCATACAGCATAGCTATATTATCAACGAGGACCTTGGATTTACCTGTACCCATTTCCATAAATAAAGCGTAGGTTTTCTGCGCCCAAGACTTTTTTAGAGCCGTCAATTGATGAGCATAAGGCTTAGTCTTATACCTATATTGTTCTATCATAAAATAATTTATTATTCTTTCTTGACATTAATATAGATATGATTACTTTATTGTCAATAAAGAAAGTATAAATAATGAAACACAGAATTTTTGAACTATATAAACCACGTTCGCTTGCAGAATTTTTAGCTTTTTACAAAGAGAATCCTAAAGAAACTTTTGTATATGTATTGCAACATCCTGCACCACAAATAAATATTTTAAGTGCATCTGATTTTGGATATTTAGTAATTTGTTTACCATCAACAGATAATATGCTTTACAGCACAGCACCTTTTATTAGAAAGATGAGAAAAAATTTACAGGACTTTAAGCCCGATGATTATATTTTATGTACGGGTGATCCTTCAATTATTGGATTGTCTACTGCTATTGTTAGTGACATTACGCAAGGACAATTTAATCTCTTGAAATGGGATAGACAAGAGAGAAGATATTATCCCCTAAGAATAGACATATATAATAAAGGAGAAATAGAGTGAGCACACTTACATTAGATGATCTGGAAGATGATCAACAAAATTTAATAGAAAGAACAGATATTCAAACATTGGCTGACTATTGTTTAGAGTTACAGGCGTTCGAAAATGAAATAGCTGAACTAGAAGAAAAGATAAAAAACAAAAAAGAAGCAGCCGATAAAATTTCTTCAGAGGTGATACCTAATTTGCTAGCAGAGCAAGGGTTGTCGTCTTTGAAATTAGCTGATGGTAGTGGGGTTGAAGTAAAAAAATCCTACAGTTGCACAGTAAAAAAAGATGCAATGGAATTAGCTTACAACTGGCTTCGTGAAAACGAACTGGGTGATCTTATTAAAAATGAGGTTTCTGTACAGTTTGGGAAGGGCGAGGATAACAAGGCAGATGAACTAATCGGCCTTGCAGTGCGAGAAGGTTATGAACCTTCGCAGAAGCAGAAGGTAGAACCTATGACTTTAAAAGCACTCTACAGGGAGCGTATCGAGGCCGGCCTCGATATGCCCTCTGATTTCTTTCACACTTTTGTGAAGGATCAAACTAAAATTAGCCGGAAATCATGAATAAGGAGAAAAGAACCATGAACCAAGTAGCAGAAAAAAAGAAGACGGACGTAGCTCTAGCGAGCATGTTCGAACAAGACGCTAACACAGCGATAGGAGAAATGGGTGCGGAAGATTATGCATTACCATTCTTACGTGTGTTAGGACAACTGTCACCCGAGACAAACAAACGGGATGCCAAGTATGTAGAAGGCGCAGAGCCAGGTATGATATTCAATACCGTGACTAAGCAGACATATGATGGTGAGAAGGGGATCAACATAATTCCATGTTATTATAAACGTGAGTATGTTGAGTGGTCAGATAGAGGACAGGGCACAAGTGCTCCTGTTGCAATCCATGCGGCCAACAGTGGTATCATCAAGCAAGCTAAGCGTGATGCAGGTTATAAAGATAGACTAGACAATGGGAACTATCTTGAGAACACAGCGTCATACTTTGTATTGACTGAAGATATGCAGACAGCATTGATTTCTATGAAGTCAACGCAACTTAAAGTAAGTCGTAGTTGGAATGCTATGATGGCTAGTATCAAACTAGAAGGTAAAAATGGTTTGTTTACACCGGCGGCTTACAGTCACGTGTATAACCTTAAAACAGTAGAACAATCGAACGATAAAGGAACTTGGTTTGGTTGGAATGTAACTAAGGTTGGACCTGTACAAAACAAAGCTTTGTATGAGTCCGCAAAAAGTTTTGCTGAGAGTGTGTCTACGGGAGACGTCAAGGCAAAGCATGGTAATGACAGTACTAAGTCAGAAGACGAAGTACCGTTTTAATTAACCATGATGTTCCGGGCACCTCCCCCTGCCCGGAACATATTTTTATTATGAAAAGAAGCAGAGAATCATTTTATCAAATGCGTTACTATCGTAAGAAGACGATGGATACGTTAAGAAAAGAAAATAAACGGCTGAAAGAGCGAATTAATTTAATTCTAGACAGTCCGGAGGGAAAAGAATATAAGCGAAGAAAGACTCGCGAATACTATCGTGAGTATAGAGAAAAAAATAGAGACAAAGTAAGAGAGTATCAAAGAGAGTACAATAAAGAGTATGCAAAAATTTAAGGATATATTTGAAGGCAATAATAGTGCCTACGGACAATTAATATTATCAGGTGAAACAACAGACAAAGGTAAAGCTGTTGGTAAAGCATTTATTAAAAGAGAACCAATACCAGATCATTTTTGGCAAGATCACATAGACGGGAAAGATCCTGCTCTAGGTGTAATACCTATTAACGAAAACAATGAATGTCGTTGGGGTTGTATTGATGTTGATCAATACAATCTCGACCACATGGCTATCATGAGAAATATAAAAGGATTAGGTTTTCCTTTAGTCACATTTAGGTCTAAGTCTGGTGGCGCACATTTGTTTCTATTTACAAAAGAATTTATATCTGCATCGTTGATGCAATCAAAACTAAAAGCTATGTCTGATGCGTTAGGTTTTGGAGGTAGTGAGATATTTCCTAAACAGACAGAGATACTCGTGGAGCGTGGAGATACAGGAAACTTTTTAAACTTACCATATCATGGAGACATAGAAGGACTTAGATATACTTTTAAAGCAGGTGGTGAAGCAGCTACTTTAGAAGAGTTCTATTCTATATACGACGAGTGGTCACAAACTAAAGAAGAAGTACAGTCAATAGTTGTAAAGCAGAAGTTAGAAACTAACGAAGCTTTTAAGGATGGTCCACCTTGTTTAAACACATTAGCTGATGAAGGTTTTGGTGAAGGATCGCGTAATAATGCATTGTTTAACGTAGCTGTATATCATAAACAAGCTAACCCGGATAACTGGGAAGATAAAGTTTTAGAGGATAATTCTAAATGGATGAATCCTCCATTAGGTTTCCAGGAAGTAAAAGCATTGATGGCTTCTGTTGGTAAACGTGGCTATGACAAGTACAGGTGTAAAGACCAACCGATATGTGGAGTATGTAATCCTGCAAAATGTAGAACTAAAAAGTTTGGTGTAGGTTTTGAAGAAGAGCAAATGCCAGAGATGGATACACTAACAAAGATAAACTCTAATCCACCACAATGGTTTTTAAATGTGGCAGGTAAAAGAATAGAACTTAAGACAGAGCAGTTGCACAATCCTAATTTGTTTGCAATAGCAGTATTAGATCAAGCAAACATTGTATCTCCGATACCTAAGGCAAAAGATTGGAGAGAGATATATTTAAAAGCATTGATGAATAGTTTGGAAGAAATAGAACCACTAGAATCATTGAAGCATAACGAGCAGTTAGAAAACTTATTGTATGACTTTACAATTCACAGATCACAAGCGAGAAAGAAAGAAGACATACTGAATAAATCAGCGTGGACCGATGAAGAAGGGTTTACACATTTTAGAATGGATGACTTCTTTAGTTTTGCAAAAAGAAACAACTGGGAAGTTGATAAGATTAAGACAGGTAATTTAATTAAACAATTAGATTCTTTTGTAGATGAAATAAGAATGAAACTAAAGAATCAAACTCCTAGGGTTGTTAAGATAAAAGCTATGACAAAGTATGACGTAGATGTAACTCAAGAGAAATATACGGAGACACCTTTCTAATGAAGTGTTGGAGCTGCAATCACGAATTAATATGGGGTGGTGACCACGACACTGAGTGGGAAGACAACGATGAAGAGCAACATATGATCATGACAAACTTATCATGTCCTAACTGTACAGCGGTTGTAATTGTCTATCATGGGAACGTAGATAAATGAAAACAATTATTTTAGGACCACCAGGTACAGGTAAAACAACTACACTATTAGATTTAGTAGATGAGTTTATCAAGTCTGGTGTTGATACTAAAAGAATTGGTTATTTTTCTTTTACAAAGAAAGCAGCTAACGAAGCAAAACAAAGAGCAGTAGAAAAGTTTGGTCTAGATGAAAAAGACTTTCCATATTTTAGAACATTACATTCACTGGCGTTTGGTGCGCTAGGTCTCAGTAAGTCTAGAGTCATGCAGTCAGCTGACTATAAAGATTTTGGCAGTAAGTGTGGCATACCTATTACAATAAAGAAGGTATACAACAGTGAAGAAGACGGCACGTTTACATCTGATAATGAGTATCTACAACTTATAGAAAAAGCTAGAGCAACTGACAGAGATTTAATGGATGTGTATGACGAGAACACACATTACCTTGATATAGAAAGAGATACGCTGTATCTTTTAGATAGAGAATTAACTAGGTATAAAAAAGAAAAAGGTCTTATAGACTATGGAGATATGTTACACAGGTTTATTGTCGAAGATGTGGCTCCAGGGTTTACTGTCCTCTTCATTGACGAGGCCCAAGATTTATCTCCTCTCCAATGGAAAATGGTACGAGCCCTCTGGAGCAGAGCTGATAAGACTTACATCGCAGGTGATGATGACCAGGCTATATTCAGATGGGCAGGCGCCGATGTGGATCATTTCATCGCGCTCAGGGACGAAGTTGACGATATCACAGTTCTAGATCAATCCTATCGTATTCCTGGTGGACCTATACATGAGCTATCACAAAGCATAATACAAAGAGTAGAGAACAGGTATGATAAAGAATACAAACCTAAATCTACTACAGGTAAATTGAATAGGTATTCAGACATCACACAAGTGGACATGAGCGAAGGCGAGTGGCTAGTGCTGGCGTCTGCAAATTATTTTTTAGATGATATTAAAGACTTATGTGAACTGCAAGGATGGTATTTCTCACATAAAGGTAGAAACTCTATACCTGTAGATTTACTTATGGCTATTCAAAACTGGGAGGCGTGGAGAGAATCAGAACAGGAACTAAATTTATTACAGTTAAAGAATTTGTATTCGTATTTAGGTGACAACGTAGCAAAGGGATATAAAAAAGGTAAAACTTTTCATTCAGATTTTAGATATACTAGTGAACAGTGCGTCGCGGAACATGGATTACAAACTAGAGATGTTTGGTACAAAGCTTTTGCAGGTTTAGATACGTACAGAGAAAACTACATAAGAAATATGTTAGCCAATAGTGAAAAGATTACAAAGACACCACGTATAACAATGTCAACAATACACGGAGCTAAAGGTGGTGAGGCAGATAATGTTTTAGTTTTACCAGACATAACTAAAACAGCTGTAGACAACAATGACGTCGATCCAGATGAGTTACATAGATTGTTTTACGTTGCTGTTACAAGAGCAAAACAAGAACTACATATTTTAGAACCAAGAAACTACGAAAGGGCCTATATACTTTAATGCCTTACAAAAACAAAGAGGACCGTAGAGAACAAAACATTAAGTATTTAAATACTGAAAATGGTTTTTTAATTTCAAAATGGAATGACCTTAAAAAAAGGGGAAAGGGAAAACTGCAGTCATTAAAAAACGATATAACACGTGAAGAGTTTTTTGAGTTATGGGAAGAGCATAAGAAAAAATATGGTTGGAATTGTTATTATACAGGTAAACCTTTTCGCATAGTTAGAAAACTTGCTGTTAAAGGAGCAAAGAAAAAACATTCAGCACCACCAGATTTATTGTCTATTGATAGGTTTGACTCTGATGTTGGTTACACAAAAAATAATATTGTTTTTTGTCGTTGGGATTTTAACGATAGGAAAAGTAACATTAGAGTTGAAGATTGCAAAATTATTATAGAAAAATATATTGAAAGACAAAAACGTCCGGAACGAAAGATGTATTTTTCAGGAGGGTTAGTACAATGAAATCATTAAAAAAACAAATCGGGGGTAGTCATTACAACCATTATAAGATACAACCAGCGGAATTCATCAATAAAAACAATTTGTTATTTGCTGAAGGAAATGCTATAAAGTATATTATGAGACACCCGCATAAGGGAAGCGGTAAACAAGATCTAGAGAAGGCGATACATTACATAGAAATGATTATCGAAAGAGATTATAGTTGAGAAAAATACAGCCTCCGTTATTTGCACCAGATACTGATTGGGTGCCACCAACATCTTTGCCAGATTTAACTGGCCACAAAGAAATTGCAATCGATTTAGAAACAAGAGACCCTAATCTATTAAAAATGGGATCAGGTTCTGTACGGGGCGATGGAGAGATAGTTGGAATAGCTGTAGCTGTTGAAGGTTGGAAAGGATACTTTCCTATAGCGCATGAAGACAATAGAGGTTGTCTTGATAAGAAAGTAGTTATGAGATGGTTTCAAAAACTATTAAAAACAGACTCGGATAAAATATTTCACAATGCAATGTACGATGTATCTTGGATACGCTCTGCAGGTCTAAATATTAATGGTAGAATCTATGACACAATGATAGCGGCAAGTTTAGTCGATGAAAATCGTTGGGGTTTTACATTAGATGGTCTAGCAAAACAATATACAGGTATAGGTAAAAACGAAAAGTTATTACAAGAAGCAGCAAAGGCCTGGGGTGTAAACCCTAAGTCTGAGATGTGGAGAATGCCAGCAATGTATGTTGGTGAGTATGCAGAACAGGACGCTGAGTCTACTTTAAAATTGTGGCAAGCAATGAAACATGAATTAACACAGCAAGATCTATGGCAAATATTTAATATGGAAACTGATTTGTTTCCTGCATTAGTTGACATGAAATTTAGAGGAGTAAGAGTTGACTTAGATAAGGCTGCTGCGCTTAGAAAGTCTTTAGAGTCTTCTGAAAAATCAATTAGAAAAGACATGATAGGTTTAGTTGGTTTTGACATAGAGATATGGTCTGCAGCTTCTGTAGCTAAAGCGTTTGATGAATTAAAGATTAGTTATGAAAGAACTAAAGAAGGTAATCCTACATTTACAAAAAACTTTTTAAAAGAACATCCACACGAACTACCAGGAATGATTGTTAATTGTCGTGAGTTAAATAAAATGAATACAACTTTTATTGAGACAATATTAAAGCATGAACACAAAGGTAGAATACATAGTGATATAAATCAGATTAGGTCTGATGATGGGGGTACTGTAACCGGTCGTTTTAGTTACAGTAATCCCAATCTTCAACAGATACCTGCAAGACATAAAACATTAGGG